TTCCACCCAAGGCTCTACCCTGCAAGTCGCGACGGGCAGCGGGAGCGCCCTGAGCATTTCGAGCATCGCCGAAGGCAATCCGACCATTCTCACGTCTGCGGCGCACGGGCTCGCGCTGGGTGACGTCGTGACGATCGCGGGCTCCACGGCGCCCGCCGGGCTGAACGCGACGTTTCCCGTTATCGCCAAGACGACCAATACGTTCGCGGTCCCGCTCGATACGACTGGCGGCGCTGCGTTCGCCGGTACGACCACCGCAACGCCGGTTGCTTGGACCGCCATCAAGAATTTCAAGACGGTCAAGGGCTTCGACGGGAAGGTCGCGAAACTGGACGCCACGAACCTTTCGAGCACGGCGAAAGAGTACATCGCCGGCCTGCTCGATCCCGGTCAATTCACGTTCGATGTGGACGTCGATATGGCCGATCCGGGGCAAACGGCGCTGCGCAACTTCCTGTATTCCGCGTCCGTCGTCTCGTTCAAGTTGACTTTGCCGAACGGCCATACGGCGACCTTCTCCGCGTTCGTCGAATCGTTCCCATGGGATGGCGGCGTAGACAAGCTGCTCACGGCGAATGTCAACCTCATGATTACCGGTCCTGTCACCTACGCATAAGAGGCGCCATGTCGAAGATTTTGAGCAAGGCCGATATTTTCGGCTCCAATGACCTGTCAACCGAAACGGTCGAGGTGCCTGAATGGGGCGGCGCGGTCATCATTCGGGCCATGACGGGCACGCAACGCGACGCATACGAGGCGAGCCTTATGAAGCGCAGCGCGACCGGCGCGTATGAAGTCGATACCGTCAACATGCGCGCCAAGCTCGTCGCCAATACGGCGGTCGATGAGAGCGGCGCGCTTTTGTTCGATCCAGGCGCGGACCTGTCGGCCCTGGCCGGCAAAAGCGCGGCGGCGCTTGAACGGCTTTTCGTCGTCGCGCAACGGCTTAACGGCCTTGCCGCGAACAGCCAGGAAGACGCGGAAAAAAACTCCGCGAGCGGCCCGGACGGCGCTTCTACTTCCGGCTCGCCGCAACCCTCGGCATGACCGTTCGGCAATTGCTCGCAAGCCTCGATTCGGCCGAACTGACCGAATGGCAAGCGTTCGACCGCATGGAACCGATCGGCGAGTTCCGGGCCGACTTGCGCGCCGGCATTGTCGCGTCAGCGGTTGCGAACTATGGCGCGCGCGACATACGCGAGGCGCGCAAGCCGTCCGATTTCATGCCCTTCCTCGAACGCCCGGAAGACAAGCCGATCCTACTGCCCGATCCGGACGCGCAGGCCGAATTGATTCTCGGCGCGTTCGGCAACTGCAACATCGTTCGTAAGGCGGCGTAAATGTCCCTCGGTCAACTCGGCGTCGAACTATACGCAAGCTCGTCGCGGCTCGAAAGCGACATGGGCAAAGCTGCGCAGATCGTCGAGTCGCGCGCCCGCGCGATGAGCCAATCGGCAATTAGAGCTCGCAAGGACGTCGAGAGCATCGGCGACGTGAAAATCGGGCGCGTCAACGGCGTGCGCGAGGCGGCAAACGAGATGGAGCACCTATCGCATACGACGGTAGGCGCCAAGCGCGAAATGATGGTGCTTGCGCACGAAATTCTCACGGGCAATTTCAAGCGTGCGGCCGGCTCGTTCATGGTGCTGGGCGAGCGGATGGATTTCATCGGCAAACTCATGTCGCCGACCGGCGCCGCTATTGGCGTGCTCATCGGCACGCTCGGCGCGCTCGCGCTTGCCGTCGCGAAAGGCGCGGAAGAATCCGCGAAATTTGCGCAATCGTTGCAGTTGACGGGCAATTACGCGGGCATTACCGAAGGCCAGTTTAACGACATGGCGCGGCGCGTTTCCGTCGCTTCCGGCATGACGATAGGCAATGCGCGCGAACTGACGCAAGCGTTCGTGTCGGGTGGCCGATTCTCCGGCGCGGCGCTCGAAGCCGTCACCCTTATGGCTGGCAAACTCGCCGAAGTGACGGGCCAGAAATCCGAAGAAGTCGTCCGCGACATGACGAAGATGGCGGACGGCGTAACGAAGTGGGCCACGGAGGCGAACAAACAATATCACTTCATGGATGGTGCGCTGTACGAGCACATTCATGTTCTCGAAGAACAGGGGCGCACTGAGGAAGCCGAAATGGCGGTGCTCAACGCGCTCAATAAAAACCTGCCCGATATCACCGATAACCTCGGCTATCTCGAAAGAGCGTGGAACGGCGTAAAGGATGCGGCATCCGGCGCGTGGGATGCCATGAAAGGGGTTGGACGCAAGGAAACAACGAACCAACTAATCGACCGCACACGCGCATCAATCGAGCGCATCGATGCGCCGGGCTATATGGAGGAAGCGAAACGCGCGGGCCTCGACCCGGCCAAAGCGCGCGCAAACCTCGAAGCCCGATTGAGTGACGCCGTGCGTCACAAGATTCGCGAAGAAGACAACGCGCTACTAGAGCAACAGAAGGCCGACCATGTGACGCGCAGCGCCGAAAACCGAAAGTTTTACGACGACCTCATCCGCGAAACGCGCACGCGCGAGCAGGAACGCGCCGACGCAATCCGCGACATCAATCGACGCGCCGACGAAAGCGGATGGTCCCCGGAAATGCGGGCCAAGGCCATCGCGGCGGCGAACGAGAAATACAAAGACAAGGGCGGAGCAAGCGCCGCACGGGCAGACCTCGGCGCGGACATGAAACCGCTAGAGGATGCGGTCGCCGACGCGAATCGCTTGCTAGCGCAACAGGAGCAAACGCTACAGCGTTTCTATCGCGACAACAAACTGTCGATTGCCGACTACTACGCCGAGCAAGAGACGGTCATCAAGGCGCATTCGAAACTCGTGGGCGACGCCTACGACAAGGAGATCGCCACGCTCACGCGCTACGCGAACGCGGCGAAGGATCACGCTACGAAGGTCGAAGCGCTCACGAAGGCGCACGACCTGGCGGACAAGAAAGAGCAGGCGCTACAGGCCGACCGCGAAAAGCTGCTTCTCAACACCGAAGCGATGGCGAAGGAAACGGACACCTACCGCGAATCGGTCGAAAAGCTAACTGCGGAACTAGCCAAGCAACAGGGCCACGCGGCGAACACGGCCGGCGCCGACTTCGATCGGCAGAACGCGGGCGTCATCGCGAAGGCTCGCGCGCAGGGCGATACGGCCGCGCTCAGTGTCATCGATCAATTGCGCGCGAACGCCGACGCGCAAGCGCGCATCAATGACCTGAAAGCGCAGGCCGAAGACATCGAAAAGAAGCTACAGATTTCGGTGCAAGACACAAACGATCGCGTCAAAGCCGGGCAAGAAAGCGAATTGCTCGGGCTCAGGAATATGGACCAAGAGCGCGCCACGGCCGCGCAACGGCTCGCCGCTATCGCCGCGCAAATGCGGGCCATCGCCGACGCCTCGGGCGTTGTCGCGCTGCAAGAGACGGCGAACCAATGGACGAAGACGGCGCAACAGATCGGCGCGCAAAGCGACGAGCTCGGCCGCAAATTCGACGACATTTTCGCGAATAGTTTTTCGAAATTCATGGACAACGCCGTGTCGGGCACCAAGTCGCTCAAAGCAAGTTTCCTCGACATGGCCAACAGCATCGAGCAAGCGATTACGCGGCTCGTGTCGCAAGACCTCGCCAATCAACTGTTCGGCATCGGCGGCAATGGAACCGGCGGCGGGCTGTTCAGCATGCTCTTCCAACTGCTCGGCCTGACGGGCGGCGGCGGTGGTGGCGGCGGCTCGTACAACTTCACGATGCCAAGCGGCGGCGGCGGCATGGGCGATACGCAAGGCGTAAGCGCCCTCATGGGCCTATTTAGCCTTCTGCCCGGCATGGCCTCGGGCGGGCCGGTCGGCGCCGGCTCGCTGTATGAAGTCAACGAGCAAGGCCCCGAACTGCTCACGGTCGCGAACCGAACATTCCTCATGACGGGTAGCGAAGGCGGCAGGATTTCGCCCCTGAGCGGCAGCAGTGGCGGCGGCTCGCAAAACACCTTCCACATGAATATCGCCGTGCCGCCGGGTACGACGCGGCAGTCCGCGTCGCAGCAAGCGGCCGAGATCATGCGGCATGCACAGATCGCAATGGCGAGGAACGGATGAGCACCTTTCTCGAATCGCCGCGCTTTCCCGATAACATCGCGTTCAAAGCGACGGTCGGCCCGACGTATCTCACGGTCGTCAATCAAATCTACTCGGGCCGCGACGCGCGCATCGTTGCATGGACGCAGGCCCGCATCAAATTTGACGTCGGCCGTCGCGCGATGAACGCGACCGATACGGCCACGCTCGACGCATTCTTTCGCACCGTGAAGGGCCGCGCATACGGTTTTCGCATCAAAGATTGGACCGACTACACGGACGGCGGCGCGGGCGTTCTGACGGCTCAGGCGACGGCGGGCGTCTATCAACTCGGCAAGCTCTACGCAAACGGCGCGCTATCGGAAATCCGGACCATTCAAAAGCCCGTCGCCGGTACGGTCATCGCGTACCGCAACGGAACGGCCGTAAGCACGTCATATACGCTCGACACGACCACCGGGCTACTGACGTTCTCCCCCTTCGCGAGCGCGGCCGTCACGGCCGTTTCCGTGGGCGCCTCGACGACCGTTACGCTTGCCTCGGCGTTGCCTGGCCTCGCGTCGGGGGGCCTGCTCTACCTATCGGGCCTGGGCGGCGCCGATGCGGGCCTTCTGAACGGCCTGCAATCGAGCGTGACGGGCGTTTCGGGCGCCGTCTATACGCTTGCCGTCAACACGACCGGA